GCAACTACAGTCGAAGGTTTTGTGCGCTCGGCGGGTTTTTCCTCGTCTAGCGTTGCATCCCCAAAGTATTCTGGGAATCGTTTTTGCATCGTGCTATCAACACGACGGTAATATTCATCAGATCCAATAACAACTCCTTCTGATTTAAGGTCTTCATGCACCCCTAAAGCTAAGGAAGTCATTGTCCTATTTTTTCCAAACCAATCATTCTTTTCCTGCCAAGCAACGTCTTTGTCACTTAGTCTAGGAGCTTGTATCTGTGATTGTGGTATATATACAGGATTTTCTGGTTCTTGTAAAGTATTTTTAAATTGAGGCTCATATTGTTTGGCTTGAGATAAGCGAAATTGAGCATCGTTCATTTTTGATTGTGCTTCAATTATACTCTCTGTTTCGCCTGTATCATAGGCCTTACGGTAAGATTCTTTAGCTAAAGAAAGTTCACTTTCAAGAGCATTTTTAAGTGTCTCAATATAAGTGGCTTCTCCAGAATGTAACGTTGTTTTTAGCTTTTTATTTTCTTCTGCAATTTTTTGAGCATATCGAATAGCTTCTTCACGTTCACGGTCGGCTGCTTCTTTAGCACGTCTTTCATCATGCCAAACTTTTTTAAGCTGGGCCATACGTTGTTTAACACGTTCAGAATAATCTTCTAAAGTGTCGTTTTCTAGTTCTTCAACTTTTTCTTTAGGTAAAGGTTCTTTGCCTTTATCGGCAATAGGGGTATCATCTTCAATTTCAAGATCAAAATCATCAACCTTAGCTTCTACCTTAATTTCTTTTTTAGATTCAGCTTGTTTAGGATTTAAATCAACTTCTTGTTCGTCAGATAGTTTATTCCCCGTAGTACCTGGAATTTCATCATCGTCTGGATATTCAAAGACAATGCCGTCTTTTGTTTCGGTAACCATTTAGTTCTCCTTAGTTTGCACTGATATGCTCAGTGAATTTGTTGTTCTTTTTTAAGTTTTCTACTGCTGATATTACTTGTAAATTTGCTGGAACATGCAGCCCACTTACAATCTTGCCCTGTAATGGAATTATGTGATCAACGTGCCACTTAATTCCTGTTTCTTTCGTTTTCTTTATGGCTAATTTATATAAAGCCTCTATTTCTTTTAATGCTTCTAAATTTAACCATTTAGGTATTCGATTTAATTTAGCGGTTCTTCTTTTTGAAACTTGCGCATTAACTTTTTCAGGATTTAATTTTTTCCATAGTTTGTCATACAATGCTTGTTGTTCTTTATTTCGTTCTCTCCAAGCTTTTTTGTATGCAGCAATTGTTTCTTTATTTTTATCTCTCCAAAGTTTATTAGTGGCATTACGTTTACTTCTGTTTGCCTGAGCCCATGCTTTTTTAGCTAGTGCCCTTTTTTCTTTAGGAGTGAGTTCTATCATGCTCTAGTATATCCCCTAGGATCTTGAACAACACCTTCTACAGTATCGTCATTTATAATCCTAAACTCTCTTCCGTGAATTTTAAATCTAGTACCTGCATATGCACGTGTTAAAATAAAATCACCTTCTTTACACCATGAACCTGTAGGAAATCTTTCTTTATCTGAATAAGCCATATCTCCAAGTTTAACTACAAATAAAACTACAGTAGCTAATTCTTCAGTATGCTTAACATTTCCTGCTTTAACAATACCACTTTCATATGTATCCGATGCTTCTGGGATTGCACATAAAATTTTATATCCTTTTGGTTCTGGTAATTGTAATCCTCGTTCATCAATTGGAATATCTTCTGCTTCTACATCTTCAATCTTTGGAACAATAATTGGTCGACCATTTGCATCTACCAAGTTTTTATTCATTGTGAGTATTTGATCACTCATCGTCATATGTCTCCATTTTTTGTGCGAGGTCTCTAATCAAACTTTCTGCTACGGATAAACCTCGTATATATCCGGTCATATTAGTATACGAAGCAAAATCTTTTGCTGCTCCATCCCCTAAATTTAATAATACTGTTTTGCGCTGATCCTCTATTCGAGACAATAATAGTTCTAGCGTTGAGTCCATATATTACTCCTGTGTTTGTTGTGGTTCCTGTTGTTTAGATTGTAGTTCCTGTTGTTTAAATTGTATTTCATGTTGTCTATTACTTTGTTCTTTTTGATGATTAAGTTGTTCTTTACTCTTAACTGCATCAATACCTAAACGAGTACCTTCCATAAGTTGTTTAGCTTTTAATTCTTTATCACTCATTACTACATCAGCACCAAGTTGAGCTCCGGCAATACGTTCTTGAGATTCAATACGCATCTTATCAAGTTCAAGACGTTGTTGTTCTGCTTGAATATCAGCCATAGTTTTTTGCTGTTTAATTTGCAAGTCTTGAGCTTTAAGTTGTAGTTCTTGTTGTTGCATTTGTAAAATAGGATCTTGAGATTGTTGTTGAGCTTGTTCTTGTTGAGCTTCTGCTGTTGATTTAGCATTAAGTTTTTTAGCAGCTTCGGCCATTACTTTAGATAATTCAAATTCTACATCTTGCGGTAATGTTTCATCAGGTTTAGGTAATGGAACACCTAGTTGTTCTTCAAGTTGTTTTCTATATTCAAAAGCAACGTGCTCATTAATATGTGCCATGGCTGCAGATTGAATAGTACCTGCTTGAGGATTTTGGCCAACCATTTGCTGTATTTTAGGATCTTGCATAGCTGCCATATGAACTGCAATATGTGCTTGATGATCTTGATAGATAAATGCTTTAACAGGTTTACCATTAATAATATTCATATTTTCTGATACAGGATCTTTTGGAGATTGATCTTCAGCTGATGGAATAAGTTTTCCAATATTTTTAATACCTAATACTTCTAGCATTTGTTTATTAAGTTCTACTTGATCATAGATTTGTGGATTAGCTTGTGCCATTTGCATAACAGCTTGATACTGTACAACCTTTTGAGACATAGTTGCGGCATTAGGATCACTTACAGGAATCACATCTACATCATCGTAATCAGCTTGTTTAGCACGGCGATCACCTACTTCTGGGTCATAGTTATACTCTGAAGGTGTGTAATCACGGATTATGCCTTTAAGTAGTTTAAACTCTTGTTTCATTGCATAATAAATACGGGCTTGAATAGCTGATGTTACTTTTAATGTTCTTTCTAGGATTGCAAGTGTTGTACCTACTGGAGCGTTTGCAGACATATCAGATACTTTAAGACCTTCTGCATTTGCAAATGCCCGACCTTCTTCGATGATTTGAGTCATCAAACCTTGTAATACTTGTGAAGGCTCTTTATAAGGTAACATTAAAATGTTATCGCGGATAGCGCCTGATGGTACGTCTACATCACGGAATTCACCTGGAGCAATTGGGGTATCGTCACCTTTGATGCGTAGCCCACGAGACTTGAGCCCGCCAGGTAAATTAGATAATGTACCAGCATCAACTAATTGACGAAGAATCATAGTACCTGATTTAGCAAATGCTCCAATTAAATGGATTAAACCAAAACAGTAAAAACCAAAACCTGGAATATATCCATAATGTACAAAATGTTGACGTTTAGCTTTTAGTTCATCATCTGGATTCCAATTACGACGAATTGCTAAGATTGTGCCTGTACCTTTTTCTAATGTTATAACATAAGGCAATGCAATGTTATCTTCACTATCACCATTTTCTAAATCAAGGTTGACGTGCATTTCAAGGATCTTGTAGCGATCATCTTCTGATGGATTGAAACCAAGTTTCTCAGCAATCTTTTTCTCAGCTTCATCTACATCTGCATATGGTTCACCTAAATCTACATCTCGATAAAAACCTGCAACTTGTAGTTTATGCAATTCATTTTTTGTTTTACGCATAACATGAGTTACACGTTCACATGTTTCTAGATTAGATGCGCCATATGGTACTACCATATCTTCTGCAGTTACATACATTGCAACTTGGCGTTCTAAACTTGGATCATAATAAACTTTTTTAAATGCATTACCTGCTAAACCTAGACCCCATAGCATGCGTTCATGTTCAGGGCGATATTCTTGCATTACATCTGTTAATTGATAGTTCATGTCTTCTTGGACACGAAGTGCGGCTTCTTCTTTTTTTGGAGTTTGTTTACCGATGATTTGTGTTTTAACTGGGCCAGCTGCGGGGAATGTCTCCATCATAGTTTCAGCTTGGAACTTAACCAGCGCTTCTGTCATTAAGGGGTGGTACACATTGCAAGCACCGGGCCACGGT